ATGAAGAGTCGTTCCTGCGCCATATCGAGCGCAAACGTTCTCCAATTTCCCAAATCAATCTCCTTCGATGTCGTGAAGCCGATGTCGTGAGGGAAGAGCGACCGGGAGCGGGTCAGAAAGGAGGCGGTTACCCGCTCAACCGGCCCTCTTCGCGCGGCAGGAGCCACCTCGCCGCGAAGCTCTATAGGTATGCAATTTTCGGATCGCGATAGACGCGAACGATCTTTCCCGCCTTCAGTCGCGGGTAGATAATCGGCTCTCGTTGACGTTCTTTTGCGATGGCGCGCGCATAATGGTCCCCCGTCCTGAGGTCACAGTCGGGTATGTCGAGAGCTTCTGTTGTTCCGTCTGCGAACTCGACCAAGAAGCGGATGTCGGTCATGCGATGCCCAACCTCGGATAGTTGAGCACGCGTTGGTTGAATGCCTTCAGCTCGCGTGGGTTGCGGTATGCGACACACATCAGACCGAATGCATCAGCGGCGTGGCTAGACCAATCATGTTCGGGACCTAAACCAATCTCGCGCTGCTCATCCTTCTTCTCGTGATAGGCGCCAAGGGCCTCCAGGCCGGCAGATGTCGTGGCCTCGTTGAACGAGCACTTTGGTAGTAAGCGTCTGGCAGCTTCAATTCTCTGATTGGCTGCGCCCTTGCCCATGTTCCTGACCACGGTCACGGGGAAGCCAGCATCACGAAGATGGTCTGCGAACCTGAGTCCGGTGACGACGTTCGAGTTCACACCGTCGTGCGGTAGATAACACTCACACCTGTCGTATCCACGCTTGCGCAGCTCGGCAGTGTAATAGCCAAGAACCTGTCCTTGGCCTTCGATGTAGTCGATCAGGCGGATTTCTTGGTCGATAAATTGCGCGATCCAGATCGCCATTGCGTCTGCGCGATCTCCAGAGCCGCCGATGTCCCAATAAGCGCGCGGTGCGAGGAGCGGATCTTGCGCCACTTTGCCGATACGGCCTTCGTCGCGTGCCTTGGCGAGCTCAGAGGCGAAATAGGCGCCTTCCGTGACCTTGGCGTAGTCGCCGGACCAAATGTGGTCGTAACGGCTCGGGGAACAACTTCAGGTCGTTTAGGCGCTCCTCGTTCAGCGTCTTCGGGAAGAAGGGATTGTCGGACCACAACACCCTGAGCACGATTGCATTCGGTGGCTGCTTTGCGCGGAAGAACTCATCAACTGCATCCGTGCGGCGTCTTGGGTTCCATGAGAACCACAGCTCGGAGCCTTCTTCGCGGATCGTGGGACGCAACAACGCCAGCGAGCGATGTGAGAGTGTTTGCGCCTCCTCGATCCAGGCGATTGTCGCGCCTTCGAGTGACTTGATCGACTCGGCCGTCACGTCGGTCATGCCGACAAAGGTGATCAGGCCGTCGCCTGGGCCTTCGATCTTGTCGTGGAAGACCTTGAAGTGCTTGCCGACGCCGAGGTCTGCAATCTTGTGCTCGATCAGGCGCTTCGAGGATTGCGCCAGCGTCTTCTGAACCTCCCTAACGCATACGATGAAGGCACCACGATTGAGCAGCATGTGCTCGACCACGGCCTCGCCGAAGAAATGGCTCTTGCCGCCGCCTCTACCGCCCCAAATGGCCTTGTACCTGGCTGGATACAGGAGCTGGTTGAAGGCTCTGGCTGTCTTGATTGTTAGTGGCCTCATGATGCCGCAGATCCCTGTTTGCAGACTATTGTTTTTATTGACGAAAAATGCCGGTGGGAGGGGATTCAACGGCCTATGCGGCCTCCGGCTCTGGGTCTACGATAGTGCGATTGATGATCAACACGCGATCACGGTCAGCTTCTTTGACCTCGCCGGCAGCAACCATGCGGTTGAGCTCAGCTTCTGGATCGCCGTCGATAATCCTGCCGACGATCATCGGGCCTCTGTCTTGGCCATTGCCTTGGCTTTTAAGCGGTCGAAACGCTTCTCAAGGATAGATGTCATGGTTCACCTTAGATAGGCCCTCAGAGCCCGTAGTAAGCCCGCTGAGGCCTGTATTATGGTTTGGGATAGGCTAAGGCTTTACAGGGCTACAGCAGCCTTATTTCCTGGAAGGCCGGTTTTCGTCTTGGAAGGCGTTGATTCCCAAGGGGTTCTAGCGCCAACATTTCGGGATTCTGGCGCATTCAGCACACCTGGGTGTCCGTGGCCATTTTGAGCCCAGATGTCGATCCAACCGCCCGCTGCGAGGAGCGTAGATTGGTACGTAGATTTGTCAGCAGAAGATAAAAACCTGAGAAATCAAGGCAAATAGGCTGGCAATGGGCGGAGACATACTCCGTTACCCAGCCTTCTTGCTCGGGAACTCGACCACGTTATCGGCCTCTTCAGGCGACAGCAGCTCCTCAAGATCAGCCATGCGCTTCTCGAGGTCGGAAGCTTCGAGACACTGGCGCAAGACTGCGAGGACCGAGGCGAGCTTGCTTGCGTCGCTGGCAGAGATTTCTTGTCGTCTCGCCTGGCGATACATGCGAGCTAGCTCACTAGCCACCAAGCTCAAATTGGCCAGGGAGCCTATGCGAATAGCCCTTTTTTTGACCTGGGGGCGTTCGGGGTTGTCGTTGTTTTGAGCCAAAATTTGTCTCCTTGTGGTGTAGCGTAAGGGCCTTAAGGCCATATCGGCGTAGGCCCATTACGGGGTTACGGAACCAAGAGGTACGCCCAGGCCCCTATACAATACCTATCCGTTCCTCTTCGGAGCGCGAGTGATAAGATATTGATCTTCTTGGGGAAGAAGTACGTATATTGAACGTAGGAGCACGAAGAAGAACGCTTTTGATTATATGGACCCCTTCGCGGTCTCCTTGGACCAAATCCATCCCTCGTTGAAGCCGCCTTTGTGGGCTTTAATCCCTAGCTCCTCCTTGGCCTTCTTTATCATTCGGCCGCTCACGTGCTCCTTCTTGGCCATGTCCCAAATCAGCTTGGACTCGATGGGGCCGCTTGCGAGCATCTCCTCCAAAAGATCCTTGGCCCTCTCCACCCCGCCACTGTTCGCGCTCGCGTTTGCTGCAATGGCCTCGTCTGCCGTGTAGTCCACTGGTGCATCGTCCCAGATGACGTGAGCCTGCTCTATGTTGTGGCTGACGATCTTCGTGCCGATGGAATAACCGAGACCAGGTGCCTTGCGTCCGATGTTGTTCTTGACTGGCAACAGTAGCTTTCGCTCTGGGTTGTCAGGATCGGTTGTCACGAAGTGGGCAATGCGTGGAGCAGCTACAAACGCAAAGCTACCGGCGAATGTTCGTAGCGCGTTTCCTTGTGACGACTTCGGTGGGTGTGTGACGCCAAACAGCGCGACCCCATGCTCCTCAGCAAAACTCGCCAGCGGCTCGAGCACGGCTCGAACGTCCGCCGTCTTGTGGCTGTCGATTGCGCCCATGTAGGACGTGATCGCGTCGATGACCACAAGCTGCGCATTACCAACCTCTTTGATTGAATCGCCCAATAGCTCAAGGTCATCTTGCAGGCTGAACGTCTTTCGCTTTCCGTTTTTTGTTAGTGAGCTTTGAAAGACATGCAGCATGTTCACGTCTGCGCCCGCAGCTTCCGCTCGAGGCTTGATAGTGTCGGCAACACCATCTTCGGAGCAGATGAAGATTGTCGAACCGAATGGCGCTCTCGTTTTGTGCGGAGGCCAACGATCTTCCCGGCTCAGACGTGCAGCAGCGTCGATCGTGATAAGTGACTTTCCTAACTCAGGATCACCACCGATCAGCGTCAGCTTCCCGCGTGCTAAATAGCCTGGCCATATCCAATCAATCGGAACCGACTCCACACTCGCAAGACAAATTAGGTTCGATGATGCTTTGCGTGGCGCAGCCTCGATCAGCCTCCACAACGCGTCTGCCTTGCCACCCGACTGAACCCAATCGTAGGGATCACCAGCTTTCGGCAAATCGGGGAGCGCGATTGTCCTCACACTTGCGGCAATGCCGGTGAGTGACTTGGCCACTTGCTCGGCGTGAGCTCGACCCGGTTCGTCGTTGTCAGGCAGGATGATGACGTTCGCGCCCTTGAGGTGCTGCGAGTATTCATCACGCCACTTGCCGGCGCCCATTGGTGAGCATGTAGCAACGACGCCAATCCGAGATAGAGCGTCGACTGCCTTCTCGCCTTCTGCGATGAACACAGACTGATAGTTTGCGACTGCTTCAAGCAGCTCGGTCAGGCGATAGAGGGTCCACTTGTTTGGTTTGCCTCCACCTGGCCGGCGCTGAAAGAAGCCCTTGGGCTCGAGGCGCACGACCTCGAGGACAGCGTGGCCGCCCTCGTCGCAATAAGTGTAAACTGCCTTCTCGCGTCTTTGCTCGCGCTCGATCTGTAGCTTCTCGCGTGCGTAGTCGAGACATTCCACCTTGTCGTCACCGGCATGACTGTGAACGAGAATGTCGCCATTGGGCCGAGGCTTTACCGCAAGTGAGCGATCACGCCTGCTGTGGCCTGGACCTGGGGCCACGACTTGTCCGCCGCAGACCTCACCACCAAGCGCGATGGCCATTCGACGGAGATCATCAGTCATTGCGTGATCCCCACGATACGCAGTCCACGCCAGCGTGGGAGATGCTGGAAGTCCTCAAGTACTGATTGGATGGTCTGCCCGTTGCGTACTGCGCGCATCGCTTCGAGCACGTAGCGACCGCCGAGTGACGCGATGTGATCTGCTAAGTGGATTTGTTCTTCAAAGCGCCGATGGCAGTCTGATGCGACAAGCCGTAAATGTTTTGCTTGCGCTGCTCGCGCGGACTTGCTAGTCATTCGTTGCTCCTGAATGAACTGTTAGGCCCGTTCCCGACTGACATCGGGGCGGGCCACATCTTTGATGGGCTACGCTGCTCTACTCATGAAATCGGACACCGGCACGCCGTCGCTGTCGAGTGCCTCGAGCAGCACCCAACGGGCGTATTCTCCCGGCAGCATGAAACGGGTGGCAGCGGCGACCCTGACGGCATCGTGAAAACCGGTTGGCACGGTCAGCGTGACTTCTGACCAAAAATTCTTCTGTGTTCTACGTTGTGTCTTTCTCATGGCGCATTTCTCTCGTTTTCACCGGTTCTACCCTATGAGGGCAGACTCGATTTTTGGGGTTTTTGGGGTTTTTGCTTGTAAATAAATGGCGGAAATCAGCCGTTTTTTGCTCCAAGCATTTTGTCCCAAGGTGGACAAATTCAGTCCTCTGTGGCCTCGTCCTCGAAGCCTGCATAAGCCTCACTCTCATCTCCATCGCCCATGAAGCTCTCGGCATCATCAAAGCCCTCATCGCTGCCATCGTTGAGAGCATCGTCAATCTCACTGTCATCGTCGGCGGCAAGCAGCTCTTCGTTCTGTTCCTCCCAAGCCTCGATCTCCTCGCGTGACAGGTAACGCCCCCGATCACGTTTAGTGGGCGGGTTCCACAGCGGCTCGTGCTTTGAGTAGACGCCCACATACTGATTTGGCACGAAGTCGCCGTGCTCAGGTGGGGTTGGGAACCTGATGCCCTTGTCCTTTAGCTCCGGTGGCTGCTCTTGTTCGAGTTGGCCGGTGCGCCTTTTGCAGGCCGCATCTAATTCTTCTTGCGCCTTATCAATCCGATACTCTTTGCAATACGCCTCGAGGAAGGCTTCTGTGGCGCGGGCGATCACCCGCACATCCATCTTGCCTGCCCACTCAGGCACAAGGTCAGCATCCTCTTCTTTGAGGATGGCAAACCAAGTGTCGGCGTCCTTAATGGTTATGGCCGGCAGCGTTACAGAGCGACCTTTTTTCTTCGCGCGCTGTAGACGCTTCTTGACAACCGCCCTGCTGTCGGACGACTGAGGTCGGCCACGCCGTTTCATCACCATCCCCCAAACCTGAACACCGTCGCGCCGGTACTACCGACAACCACGCTGTAGCCCTGGCGCGTGAGCTCAGCGATGCGCTCGGCTTGTCTGGCCTTCGCCTCTTTCGTGAGGGTGTGCTTGCTCGGCTTATCGTCGCTGCTATCGCTGCTAACAATGTTGCCGGTGAGATCGCGGGTCATCGCAGCACAGCGTGGGTAAGTGCGCCAAAATCCCCTTTGTCTTCTAAGGGGGGGTTTGCGACCGTGGGTAAGACTAAGTTATTGATCTGGCTAAATCTCAGCCCTTCCGGCGAAAGCGGGAATCCAGTACTTGCCGACTTTGCAAAACTGCCTTCAGGGGCACCACTTACTGGATTGCCTAGTCAAGCCGGGCAATG